CTTTGCCAGGTCGTTATAGTTACCTCATTTGTATTGACTCTCTCACGTCCAGCATAGATTCTGTGACAATGATTCTCTGCATCCCATCCATATTGTTGGAAGTCTTTGAACATCTGTTCTACAAGAGATGTGGTTGGAACAACCAACAGAATTTTATTACCACGTGCAACGTGATATCTCACCACAGAGTAAATCATAAATGACTTACCAGAACCTGTAGGAGAGATGAGTAGTTTTCTGTTGTACCTTAACGCTTCATATACACCATCTACCTGATAGTCACGAGGACTGATACCAGGTGATATACTTTCCATATAATCTTTTGTTCCACCATGACTTACTAAGTCATTCACTTCAAACGGTGGACCGTAGAATTTATTATTTAAAAACTTATACGTATATCCTGCACTCTCACAGAACGCAATAATCTTATCAAGAAGACCCACATAGATTCTCTTGGTCTTTATGTTGAATAGATGAACAAATCCATCCCAGTACTTACTACGATACTGAGGCATGAATTTTTTATTTGGAACCTCAAAGGTAAACCTATCTCTCAGTTCGTACTCAATATGAGGTTCCGTTGTAATCTTCAAGTAAACTTCGTTTACCTTTTCTATAGTCAAATCAGCCATTCATGTAGGTTCTCACCTACAAGTATTTATTACATAGTGTCAAACCTATGTTCTAAAACAATTCTGTAAAAATGATCTCTCATTGTCTGTAGATCCTCCTGTTCGATTGGATCTCCGCCAGACCATTTTTCACAAGCTTGTGACAGTCCTTTATGGACAATACGAACCGCTTCAATCGGTAACTCTAAATGGTAATACTGATCTTCTTGTTCCATTAACCTAGTCCTGAACTGAAACGCATGAACTCAATACTGTTTTTGATTTGATAAGTTCGATTCGTAATTTGTTTTAGAATCTCTTCTATGTATCTAAGCATTACATTATAGTATTCAATTTTCATTGAAACATTTGACAATCTCTCGTCAGCGTCGAGATACTTTGTCATTGTTTCTTTATCTCTAATCTTTTTTGGGAAAGGATTTTGGATATACACATCGGGGTCGGCTTTACCCGAATAGTATTCATACCTTTCGTGTCTTACATTCTTTTTTTGTTGTTCTGCTTTTGTCCTCAACAACATGAGGTTATTATAAATGTCATAATATTTTGAATGCAGAACTGGAATGTTCAACGATTCGGTATGAAGATTGTCAATGTCAATCTTAGAATCCTTTTCCCACATCTGTTGAAGTGTAGGTAAGTCAATCATTAGCAGCAGAGTACGTCAGTGATATTATACACAGAATACTTGAAGAGTACCTCTGCTGTCAAGAATTCAACATCTGTTGCAGTTGCATCGAATGTGATATCAGACAACGAGTAGGGGAACATGTCCTTAAAGTTCACACTGAACATTGGTCTGTTGATACCATTCAGAATGGTCAGTGTACCATCAGAATAAAGGTTCTCAATTCGACCATTGTCTATTGGTCCATCCTCTTGAAACTTGTAGATCTCTCTAAGACTTTCGGGGAAACCAATACCTCTCATCCAATTCTGGATTTCAGTATAATTTTGAAGACCTTGGTCAATCAGAAATTTAATCCTCAGGTCATTGAACTCCAGCAATTCACCTGGTCTAGGAATCATCCTTGTATAAGAAGGTTGTTCCAATGTACCCAGAACTAATCCAGGAACATTGATAGAGTTTCCATAAAATCCTAAGTGACTGGCTCTACTGACTGTGAAACTGAATCCAGTTGCCTGAAGAAAATTCCTATCAGTTACTTGATTCTGGAATGCAATTGATTCAGACATACTATTCGTTTACTACAACACCTGAGTATTCGAAATGGGCTTCATTGGCATCAGCTTCAGTGTTGTATTGTTTTCGTTCTGAAAACTTATCAGTCCACTGACCATTTCCTTTGAAATAAACTTCCTTATTGCAAATAATTTTTCTAATATATGATGCCATGACCCTGTGGCGTTTTATGTATTATTTATTAGTAATCACAAGAAGTTAAGTTTAAAAGCTCTACCAGCATTAAGTCTATTTACGATTCGTATTTGATCCGTCAAACACACAATTGTAACTCGATTGTCAGTGAAATCAGTTATCGTTGTACTGGTGCTGGTGGATCCTAGTAGACCAGTGGTCGCCTCAGCTAATACGATTGGTGTGTTAACCGAAAGACCACAGTCATAATACACTAAACCAGTTCCAGTTGGTTGAGAATAAAGACCATAAAAACCATCCGACATGTTTGCATAAGCAGTAATCATCATTAATCCACCTCTAATTTTTAATCCTATATCAGTTCCCAAATGATATGTACGTATAGCATCAGATGGAATTTCTCCAGTGAGGAATCCGCCAATCTCGGCTCCATTGAATTCCATATTTCCAGCTACATCAAGAGAAGCTGCGGGTCTTGTGGTTCCAATACCTACTGAACTTCCTGCGCCGGCATTAGCTCTCTGACCAATGACCAATCCAGGAGTACCACCTGTACCATTACTATAAAATTTAATTGGTCCATCAGCATTTTTTAATGATAAATCATTTGTTTGAGATGGATGTTCGTCACCATATCCAATCAAATATTTTGAATCAGAAGATCCAGTAAAAATTCTAAAAATTCCACTCTGTTGACCTCCTAAACCAGATGCTGAAGCATCAATTCTTATTTCTCTAGTTGCTATTTGTGTATCTTCACTGTATATATGTATAGCATGCTCTGCTGTGGTTCCAATACCAATTGACTGTCCAGCGCTCACACGAATGTCATCATTAAATGTAGAGACACCAGTGACATTAATACCACCACCAGAGACAACGACTCCAGATTGTGCAGTAACAACACCAACAGAATCTACACTGGTAACATCTTCATATGTAAGTGTTCCGGCAATACTTACTTTCGTGTTGACCCCACCAATATTGATGGTGTTACCACTCCTTGGATTGATATTATTAGTGAGGATATTTGACATCGATCAAAAATACTTTTCTTCTATTTATCAAGTAATCTCCATCTACATCCCCCTGCAGATTTTCTCTTTCCACTACATGCCATACTTATCATACTGACAGAGACATTAGCAAAATCTGCTGCTTCCTGAAGACTGTCAAATACTTCTTCTGTATCAATGTTTATAACTGACTTGGCAACAGCTTTAGACAAGATTCTCTTTTTCTCCTCTGAACAAGGAACACCATAAGACCCACCATCTCCACCGAGTGTAGCATTATACTCTGGTTTAATTTTATCAATCCAATATATCTCTCTAATTCCCTGGTCTTCTTTACTACACTCTTCTAATACAGTCCAATCGAAGGAATCTCTTCCATATTTGATAAGTGCATTGGGGAATGGGTGGTTATATCTCCTATTGTTTGCATACCACCAATGGGTGCTCTCTCGTTGTCTTAAACGCTTATAAGTTGTACGACCGATATACTTTTTTCCATTTACTTTATTGGTCACCTGATAGATATATGCCATGACGATTAATTAGCTTCTTAACTATTTATATAATTAAGCATAAAAAAAGACCTCCCGAAGGAGATCTTGATAATCTGATGAAGCCAAGGCCTACATAAGATTTTTGACTGCAACACGTCTGTAGTAACGGTTGGAGTTAACACGGAGTCTACCAAGGCCTTGTGTGGTGCCTTCAGCGAATGGGTTTGCGACCAGACCATAACGGGTCTTGAAGCCGATCTTTGGCTGGAAGGTGTTTTCTCCAACTGCACGTACCATCTGAAGCGGTACATATGGGCAGTAGAACAGACCAGCGTCATAAGGTGAAGTACCCTTATAACCGACGACATAGTACTGGTTACCGTTAGCTGCGTTTGCAGCAGTCAGGTTTGCAGAATATGGGTCGATGTAGACACGGAACTTACCGTTGATGGTACCAGCGAAGGTGTTGCCGGTGTCGTCAACGTTCAGGTTTGCGTTCAGGGCTGGGGTATAGTCGAGGATACCTGCCATGGTCAGTGCGGATGCAACGTCTGCAGAGCACATGATCATGTTACCCTTGCCTCTACGAGTGCGCTGGGCAATCGCGTTGGCGTCTCTTTCGATCTGGAAGATAAGTCCCTTGAACTTCTCAACAGACC